TTGTATCAAGCTAGTAACTTGCGGGTTTGTCATGTCGATATCGTTCGTGTTACCATAAAAAGTTTCGCCGCTCAAGCCGTCATAACCGCCTGGATTAAGACCTGCAACGTCTAAAGTTAAATAAAGATTGCCAACCAGCCGCGTTAAGTGTCCAATATCTGTTTGCTCTTTGCTCGTCGCGTGATTCTCTTCATTGTGAAACTTTTTGTCTGATTCACGATAAACAAGAATGTCTCCGTCGCCAATGCTAGCAATCTCAACACCTATGCCACTGATACTATTTGCGTTGCCACTTACACTATCACCGCTTCCAGCAATAGAATAAATTTCTTTGACTGATGATTCCACAGCGGTAATTGATTCCTTGACAGAATCTAATAGGTCACTTACTTCGTATAAATCGTCAAATGTAAGTTCGAGGCAATCCTTAACCTTTTTGCTAAATGTGTGAACCGTATCTCCATTTGGAGACCATTCAATTATGTATTCCGACGGTATTCTCCAAATTGCCATATATCACACCTCTACTAAATCCAAAGTCACCGAATTAAAGGTTATTCCACCTTGGTTACCGTTACCGCCAACGTCGAGGAATTTATTTCTAAAAACGTTATGATTTTCAGCGATGATTGTAGGCAGACTAAATATCGGGTCTTCGTTGCCATAAATAGGGTCATAGTTTTCATATATCGGAGGGCTTACATCAAGAGTAAACTGGTGACGCACTCCTGCTAATTTACCATTTTTTATAGGCAGATTAACAATTACAGCTCCAGCTCGCACCTGCCCTGTGTGTTCAAGGTTTGTTGGTGAAAAAGATACCGACAGCCGCTTCAAGAAATAGTCATAATGGCTTATCAGCCGTTTCCCTTGCCACTTCCAATTCAACGGCAAGTCCGAATCTCGAAAACTGCTCCCGTAAAGTTTTGACACTCTGTCTTGCTTTATAACAAAAACATCAGTGCCTACAGGAATGACATCGACTATTGCCGAGTTAAATTTTCGTTTAAACCAAGAATTTGTTACAAGGTCAAGTACCAATGCGACATCGCCTTTTATCGCCCAAATCTGCCCAAGTGGAGGAAGGAAACGAAGTAGCGCGTTTTCTGGCAGAAGTTGTATTTCGCTAGTTATTAATGTAGCAACGTTTTCTGGCTTCATATCGCCGTAATCCGCCGTTGTTTGTAAGCGTTGTACTTCGTTTCGCCCTAAAATGTAAACTGAATCCGCAACTGAACAAATGCTCATGCGTCCGCTAACTTCTACATTGCGCGAGACTTCGCTTATTTGCCAATTCGGATATTCTCCGCTCAAACGGTACACGCGCCGATTATTTTTTATCATTAGCACGTCCGTTGAAAGGTTGACCATTGCAAGGAGCTTGCCACCGTCCTTGTACCCTGCCTCAACGAATATTCCGCTCGAATCATCGTTTGTATCTTCTTGCCAAGTTTCCTCGTCACCTACGCTTGAATAACGAACGCTCGTATCGTCGGAAACTAAAATGCGCCCCGCTCGAACATATACACTAGTTGACGTTGGTGATTTCTCTAATGTAAGCAATTTTTCTCCGTTATAGTATTGAAGCTTGCCACCGCTGGCAATCAACAAGCCGTCTTCCCAACTTGTTGTTATCGGGTACAGGTCGCCCGTCAAAATTCCACAACGATTGTATTTCCGTGTCTCTAAATCTAGGACGTAAACTTCCTTGTCGTTTTGCACTACCAAAAGTTTTCGGTTTATCGCGTCATACATTGCCGCAAAAATATCACGGAATTTCATCAAAGTTACTGTTCCAGCTACTGTCCTTAATTGCCCTGTAGCGTGGTCGACTTCAACGTTTGTTGCAAAGGAAAGTTGATTATCCGCTATTCTATCACGGCTTGCGCTAGTATTAAGCCCACCAGAAAAATCACCGTACACTACTTGAAATTGATTCTGATGTTTCGTTCCTAGTCTCATGACCAATACCCCCGAACTTGTATACTCGCGGGCGGTGGCATAATGATTTCTTGAATTTGTGCAACGATATTTGCTATTAACTGTGTTTCCTGCGTCATGTCGTATTCGTTGCCCACGCTAAGCCGAATAGTAGCGTAATCTATCAAGAAGTCGTCAAACTCACTCAAAAGCGGCGACGTGTCATTTAATCCTACTTCCTCAATGTCATCTACCGTGCAAATTTTGTATTTTGTCGGGGTTATTGGTGTAGGAAAGAAATTTATTGTCTGCGTGCCCGTCAAGTAAAAGCCTTTAGGCTCTTTATCGCTACCTTGCTCATGTATCGCAAACGCTATGTCCGTCTCATGCAAAGGCTTTTCGTCATCGCCTACAGTGACGCTCATAATCTTCGTTGGTCGCTTCTCCAACGTTATTGCCTTTGCTCCCGCCGCCAATGTCCCTTCTGATTCAGACATCAGCAAGGCGGGGCGGTACTTCGCAATTATGCGGCGAATAAAACGAATCCCATAATTAATACAATCCAGTATTTCTTCGGTGTCATACGTGATTTCGTCCGTGTCATGCAGACGTTGCCTTATCCGCCTTGCCATTGTCTGAATGCTAAGCATTTTTAATCGTCCGAAGAAGAAGTAAGCACGTTGATTACGCCGAAGTCCGTAGGCGAAGTGTCCGTCGTTTCATACGTGAATTGCGACTTCTTCAAACCAAACATGCGGTCAATACTAACACCGTATTGGTTTCCGTAATCAAAAGTTTCTTCATCCCACCGAGGGGCGGAACCTTCCGCGAAGATTGCCGCTTGCGCTCCAAGAAACAGTGCATGACCAACCTTAACGCTGTTAGAATTAGTCGTGCGTGGTACTCTCAAGTGTTCGTGGATTACGACACCTTCATAAATGCCCATTGCGCCAGAGAAGATAGGATTCTTTTCGCCACGGATATTGGCGTGCTTTTGAGCCTCAAGCCATTTAGTATCCTTGCGAAGGTCACGGGCTTGATACGGGTCAATCACCATTACATAAGTCTCGCGTCCGTCAATGCGAATCGGCTGTACTGCTCTCAATTCGTTTGCTTGTGCTAAGCGGCGAGCTTTGCCAATTAAATCAGCGTTGAAAACTTTCGCCGCTGTTATGGCATTCTCTGTTGCCGCCAAAGTGTTTCCTACAGTCACGCCGTCAGGGACAACGATTCTATTCATAGAAGGAGCTTCCACGGTATAAGGCAGTTGTGTGGACGCAGTTTTAAAGGGCGGGTTTACGCCAGTAAATATCGAGAACAAGCTAAGGTCAATGTAACGACCGAGCCATTGTGAAAGGAGCTTGCGCATATCGGAGCGCATATTCAGTTTAACCTTCTGCTCCTCGAAACGTCCTTTGAGCCTTACTGCGTTGCGAACACGACCGAGATAAACCGTGCAAGAGCGGTAATGCATTTTTTCTTCGTGCTCTTCGAGTTGCTCATCTTCAATTACGCCCGCGCCCTCCAGAGGCAGAATCAAAGGAATTTCAATGCTTGTGCCTTTGCCACGGCTAAGGTCTTCGTAAACTTGAATAACGTTGCCGCTACCATGTCCCATGAACCTTGAGAAGTAAGCTTCCTTTTTACCGAAATCCCAAGTTGCCTTAGCCCAAGCTTTAAGGATTAAATCTTCGCTAAGTTTCAGAGTGGAGCTAATATTCGGCTCTATTTGAGTTAAGTAATCACTTGTTGGCATTTATTGTCAATCCTTTCGGCTAGGTTATAACCCCTAGCATATTAAGTGTTTTCTTGTCGAGTTGTGTCATGTCGCCTTGAATCAGTTTTTCAACGTCACTTGCGCTCAACTGCCCGTCGCTAGTTGTTGCCGTGCCGTTCAGCTGGTCGACACGCGGGAGTTTTGCCGCTTGCTGTGCCTGTTGCCTTTGATTCGGCTTAGGCTTTGCGTTGCGACTTCTAAACGCCGCCTTTGCCTTCTCAAAGAAATTGGTGACATTCATAATTTCAGCAGGCGAAGCCGTCTGCCGTTCGACATGCATATAAGATTCTGCGATAGTTTGTTTCTCAAACGGCGTGAGTTGCTCGAAGAGGTCTTTTATTGCGAACTGCTGAATCGCTTGAAATTCAGGCTCGTTGAATGCCTTTGACGCGAAATCGTTGTAGAAATTCACACCTGCCGAATGTTTTTCGTAGTACTGCCGTGCTCGTTGTTGCTGATTAATTTTCGCTTGCTGAAGCGCGGTATAAATTTGCATTTGAGCAATACTCTTGCCTTGCTTCCATTGCGCAATTCGCGGGTCGTCATCATCGGCATATTCAAGGCTTGCAACGTCGTCTTTACTCATGCCCGTCAACGCCATTGCCTCTGCGTCAATCGCCTCGGTGATTTTCTTTGAAATCTCTGGCGTGATTTGGAATTGCGGCGTTTGAAACGGCGGTTGCTGTGCTTGCGGCTGTTGCGGTTGCGGGGCGGGTTGTTGCCTACGCTGATATTCCGCAAGTTGCGCCTTGAGTTGATTTACCTCGTCAACTTTTTCCTTGAA